TGTAGCACTTACAAACTTATGAATTCCACCATACTGTCTATTATTTACGGTAATCGCACTATTATTAAACTCTTCAGTATCAGTAAATCCTTCACCACCAGACCAATCATTAGTATATTTCTGACCATCAGTTCCATCAAAGTGGAAAAGTAATTTAGTGTTTACATCACCATGGAACATACCTGTAGGAACTGGGAATGTTGAGGTGTAACGACCAATATTAGATACTCTGAAATCATCAAAATATCCAGCAAAACATTGTTGATCATTCTCATCACCACCAATTCTAATTGGTTTTGTAGAACCATAGTTACTACTATCAGAATATGTGCTACCCTCTTGAGTACCATCTAAGAATATTTTAGTGCTAGTACCAGTTCTAGTAAGAGCAATATGATACCAAGTACCAACTACAAGGTTTGTTGCACCAGTAATAGTAACGGCACCATTATTGAAATACTTAATATTTGCACCATCAACATACAAATAAGGAGCAAGTTCAGTTGGACTAGATCTCATGTCAAAAATAGTCTTACTACCAGCAGCAATACTATTAGGTTTAACCCAAGTTTCAATAGTAAAGTCTCCTGTACCAAATCCAAATTCACTAGAAGTTGGAATAGTTAGATATTCATCGATAGGAACTGCACCAACATTTACTGTAATTGTATCATCTGTCTCTGCTGTAATTGTGAGAGCAGTACCAGATGAAGCATCGGTTGAACGAGGATATGAATGGTTAGTAGAACCATTATCCATTGTGCAAGTAAATACAATTCCATTATCAGCAATAGTTACTTTATTTGATGTAGTAAGAGTGTGAGTGCCAATATTAATAACCATATCACCCGTTAATGGGTTGTATGTCGTTCCTGTAGCAGCAGTAAAGGATCCTGTAGCACCATTACTAGCAGTAATAGCATTTGTAACACCACTTGCAAAGGTGTGTGCTGATGTGCCAGCAGAGAGTCCTAGACATGCACTACCAAACTTAGCATTCGATGCATTTAGTTGAGCACCTGCAACAAATGTGGCACTATGATAATCCTGACCTGTAGATTGTGTTCTACCAATTTTACCAAGATAAAGAGTACTTCTTGCTTGACTATATCCAATAATTTCTGCTTTAGTATCTTGAGTTCTAATAATTTGACCTTGAGAGAAGAATCCACTACCAACACTATCAGTAAAGGTAAGTTTCCTTACTGCCATATCTTCATTAGGAATAAACTCACCACTATTACTTCCGTAACGAATTTTGTAGTTACGAATATCTTCATTATCAGCAAAATCACCAACACCAACATTTACTGTAATTGTAGTTGCTGCAACTGCAGTAATTGCTATTGCAGTGTTATAAGCAGGATCTCCTACACGAGGATATATGTGAGTAGTAGCGTTATTATCTTTATCACATGTGAAAGTTAGTTTACCAGCACCAATAGTAACTGTATCACTAGTTGTAAAACTATGAGATCCAATAGTTAATACTAAAACACCAGTATCAGCATCATAAGTTGCATTAGTTACATCCTTCTGAACACTACCAGCAGTTATTGTAATAGCATTAGATGATGTACCACCAGCCCATGTATGAGCATTTGCACTATTATTATAGATTAAAATATTATTACTAATAGATTCGTTATTCGGGAAATCTGTATTAAATCCTGTTAGATTATCAGTAAAGTCAACAATACTTACTTGTGACTTAGAAATATCATCGATAATTTTGTTTGGATAACTAACGGAGGTTAATCTGTTAAACAGAAGACCAAAGAAAGAAGATCCAGATGAAATATTAACCTGTTCAATAAACTCATTGGTTGTAGGATCTTGATATGCACTGGTAGATATAATACGAGCAACAATTCCAGATTGAGCACCAACAATAACATCCTGTAGTTGAATATCAAACAAACCTGGTGTAGATTTGTATGTTCCTGCAGTTTTACTTAAAGTTAAAGTATTAGTAACTTCAATATCAGTAGAATACATTGGAGTATCTTCCTGATGTGAAGTAGCTACTGTTCCAAGTTGACCTCTAGTTATAACAATTGTTGTCGATTCTGATCCATTACTTACAGATGAAACCTCAATAATTTCAGAAGCAATTTGATACTTTTCACCAATTGTGAATGTTCCTGCAGGAACTGGTGCATCAGCACCTGCTGCTGTGGAAACTACCTCAATACTTACTGATGCTGCTCCAATACCATAACGAAGTTTTGCAATAGGAGTTTCTTGACCAGTCTCAAGGTTAATTGTTTCTACAATTGCAGTATCTCCAGTTAAATTTGTAATAGTTTCATTAAAAGCAAATAATCCATTATTCGTTACAGAATTAACACTTTGAAGAGTTCCAGAGAATCCAGTTGCACTAACTTGACATTGTTCACCAATAGTATAAGTTCCTTCTGTAATAAATCCACGAATAGTATTACCAGTAACATTGGTTACAGTAAGTTTTGCTCCAGAAACAATACCATTTAAAGAATTACCAACATTAGGGAAAATTCCACTTGTAAAAGCAAATTCTAAATCAACAAGAGTAATCTGTTGAATTCCAACATTTACATACTTAACACTTGCTGGTGGTTGTGGTGGTTCTGCAAAGATAATAGAGTCTCCTTGAACTTCAAAGGAAGTGTCTGGAGTTTGAGCAACACCATTTAAAACAATGAGAAGTTGGTTTGAGTTGGCAATTACATTTTCACTATTAACAGTCAATGGGAATTGAGTCCTCTCACCATCAAACAAATTAGATACATCGTCAAGACGTTGTACAACAGATGTTAGAATATTCTCTGAAGAAGTAAGACGTTTTTGACGGAATAAAACTTCAGTATTATTAAACTCAGAATAAATTGGTTCTGCAAGAGCAAAACTTTGAATATTAGGGACAGTTGCTTCTCTAGCAAGTTCAACCGACTTAGTTAATTCAAAATCAATTTCTCTATTTGCAGTGTATCCATATTCTTCTAAGTTAAGTTCACCAAATACCTTAAATGATGCAGGGTGAACGTTCTTAATAAGAATATCTTTCCAATCACCAATGGATACAGAAGACTTAACAGCATAAGAGAAGTCCTGATAGTAGTAAGAGTCTTGAATCTTTTGAATAATTTCGGAAGGTTTACCAACATCATCGATAAACTGACCTGTAGTTTTGGTAATAGGACCAATTTCAAGAACACCTTTAGCAATATTAAGATCACTAATAATACCAGAAGACTTAGAAATAACACCTGTAATTCTTTGACCCTCCGAGAAAACACCAATATAATCAACAACTTTTAAAATTCTAGGTCCAATTTGCCAACCTTCATTTGTAGAAACATAACCAGTAGCAGTTGCATTTTCTAGACTATCACCCTGATATACTAGTTCACCTTCTAAGAAGGTTGATGTAATAACATTTGCTTCTGCGGTTGCACCAAATGATTCAGTCAATACTTGCTGTCTACCTGTACCAGCGTTAGCAAAAGCGATTGCATCTCCAAGTCCAGCATTTGCTGGAGTAATAGCAAGTTTCAATTGATCGCCATCAAGTGAATTTGCTGCACCAGTAATTGCATAATATGTTGTAATCCCATTAAGTCTACCAAGAGCACCTGCAGCAAGTGGGAATTCTATCCCATCGCCAGTATCAACTACATTAAGAGTAACTGCAGCACCGTTTGTAATTCCATGTGGGAACGCAAATTGAAGAAGTCCTAAGTCAAGGTTTACAACATAATTGAAGGAAGATTTCAATGATATTGTTGGTGCAGAGGAATAACCAGCACCAGGATCTTTAATTATAATTTGTTCGATTCTTCCGTTTTTAATACTTGCTTCACCAACAGCACCAGAACCTCCACCACCAGTAATAATGATAGCAGGTGCTTGTGAATATCCAGAACCTGGATCAGTAACTGTAATACTATCCAGAATACTAGTAGATGTTAACTGTGCGTTAATTGGGAAAGTGATCTCAGGACGTAAAGTATAGTCATGAGGATAATCATAACCAAAATTATTGTTCTTAAGTTTCTTAATCTTACCAACATTTGTACCTTTGGTAAAGATTACTGCACCTGTTCCAAAAGGAGGAATAACGACTTCAATTTCAGCACCAGAACCTGTAAGACCAGATCCAAGGATACCGTCAATTGCTTCAATATCAATATTTGCTGTAGTATATCCTTTACCAGGAGTAGTGATCGTTACTTGCTGAATTTGACCAGGAATAGTAACACCTTCATCAGTTTGTCCATTTGCAACTACAATAGTTACAAGTCCACCTTCACCATCACCACCAATAGGAACACTATTATAAGTTCCAACCTCATATTCAGTACCAGGTTCTTTAATCTGAACTCTTTCAATTTTTCTAGATGACTGAATACCAGTTACAACAGGTAACTTAGAATAGAATCCACCAGAGTTAACTAATCTAATTTCTCCAATCGCACCAACAGCCTTTTCAGAACTTGTTGTATAAGTGGTGTTTGTAATAGTACCAGCTCCTTCTGGTTCATTAGTCAGAGGGAATTTAATAGTTTTTGCACCAACTGTAATTGTTGCTCCAGCAATCTCACTAATAGTAAATGTTCCCAAATAAGGAGAATCGACAATATCAAGATAACTATCACTGTCAATCGGAGAATCTGCACCTGTTCTAGATGGATCAAAGTAATAAGAAATATTTGTAACCGTATCTCTACCAACTTTCAATTTAACTGTAGGAGTTGGTTGACCTTCTCCAGTAAGACCAGGAGTACCAATACGCTCAATAGAGTTAAAAGAATACTCTAGTTTATACAAATTATCTTTAGAGAAAGATAGGTTTGCACCAACCATCGAAGAATGACTTAGATCAAACAGATACTGATGACCATAATACATCTTCAATACAGGAGACTTAGTGAAAATACTAACATTTCCTGGAGTTGTTGCTGGATCAGATACTGCAACGGTAGGAAGGTTATATACAAATTCCCTATTACTTACAACAGTGTTTACAATAAAAGATCCATCATACTCATCATAAACAGTACCACTAACAGTTTGAGAAGGATTACCATCAACTAAAATATTATTACCAACGTTAAGATAATGTTTAGCGGATGTAATAACATAAACTTCATTGGTATTTGCAACAGCAGTCGCTTGTAATGTCTTATCTAAGGTAGCAACCAAAGTAATTTTGGTAACACCAGTCAAGTTAGTAATTTGAGCAGTAGTCTTAGCAGTATTAAAACTGATATCAGATGTTGTAATACTTACAACTGATCCAGGAATAAACGAAGAACTACCACCAACTTCTAGAATTCTAACACTATAGATATCAGCACCAAATGGTTTAAACTTAGCAAATGAATCTAGATTTTGTCCACCACCTGCATTATAACCAGTACCGTCTAAATTATAATCATCTAAATCAATATCAAAAGTACCAGGAGTGGTATTATCAACATTTGCAAAAGTATAATTTTCAATTACGTTGACATCCTGAGGAGTTGCTCCAACAATACCATAACTACTCTGTTCATCGAACTTTTCAGTTGATAATAGACCTGTATTCAGATCATTACTCCAAGAATTATTATTTACGGCAAGATAAACTTTATTATTTGTTGAATCTGTTCTAATAACATAACCACTATTCACAAATACTCCAGCATCTGTCTTTAACACAAGTTTAGATCCTGTGGTGATGCTGAAGTTTTGATTGATTGTCACTTCTTGAATATTATCAATCTTAACTGTATTCGTTACCTTCATGTAGTAACGATCTTTAACAACTGCAGAAACTTTAAGTTTCTGAGAACCAGGAGAAGGAACTGTTGCTGTTCTAGAACTCCAAATATCAGAACTGTAAGTCAATGATTCAGTTGCCTCAACCATTGTAGTTGTAGCATCTTCAAAGTCTAATCCTTGGAATCCAGAACTTCCCAAAGCAAATCCAGTACTGGAAACAGTCATAGAAACTCCAGTAACAGGAGTTACAGCAGTCCTAACAAGTCCAAGATTAGTATTAGTTTGAGTTCCTTTATCACCAAGTCTATCTGCATCAGAATCTTTATCTGTTTTTAATCCCCAACCAACATAATCGATATAGTCATAGCGATTCATATTAGTGGTGAACCAAGCATCATCCGACCAATCAATTGCCAGAGCATATGCTCCTACAGGAGGTATTGTAGTTACATCAGAAGGAACTGTTGGTGTAACTGCTCTGTTTCTAAGTCTAACAGAATCAAGATATCCTTGGAACTGTTCATTAGAACGGAATTGACCAGTTGTTGTAGATCTACCAGGAATATTACCAAAATGAATATCTTTATTGGTGAAAGTAGTATTTGTGATAGTTCCTGTTAAAATTTCAATAGCATTCACATATACTTTAAATACATCACCCTCTTTCTTAATTCCAATAAATTGCCAAGAGTTATCAGCATACATCGTTGTCTGAGTAGACTGAAGTGCTCCTCCTGCAGAATTGAGTGCTGTACTGTTATTAGTAACAACTAATTCTAGTTTGCCACTACTATTATCATAGTACAACCAAAGACCACCTGTAGCATCAGTAGCATCACCAATACTCAACAAAGTATATTGAGTTTGACTATGTGATTGATATTCAGATCCATTTTTATAAATCATGAACTCAAGAGTCCAATCATTATTCAATTTTGTTCCAAGTGCTGTTCCAGGAATCTTTATTGCAGCATTTTCCCAACTAGAAGGAGATGCAGTTTGATATCCTTGAATAAATGCATAGTCTGCTAAAAATCTTACAGAATCACCTGCTTGAACAATAGTTGGTGTATAGTGACCTGTTATATCTGTTGCCTGTGTTGCACCAGTAGTAAAAGGTAATACAAACTCGTTTCTATTCCAATGAGTTTGACCAAATGCATATACGTCACCAGAATTATCTACAGTGATAGCATTAACTGTAATACCTTCAATATTATTTTCATCAAATGCATTATTTGTATGTTTCTTAAGGACACCATCATATCCAATTTTTACCGTGTCGATAGTTTTGTATCCAGTAGTACTATCAGTTCTAGTATAAGCAAGGTTAAGATCACCAAAAATATCAATGGTGCTTCTACTACCAAGTTCAATACTGTTTCCAGATGGAGCACTATATCTGTAATTCCACAGAAGATCTCCACTAGTATCAAGTTTTCCAACCCAGAAACTATCCTTTACAGCATTATTGGACTTAAGTAATAATGTTGAAGTAATATAAAATTCATTAAATTCATCAACAACTAAACTTGTATCTCCAAATGAGTAATTAGTATTATTAATTTCCTTAATCCACTCAACACTAATTACAGAAGTTCCAACAATAACCTTACCAAATGAAACTTTAGTATCTGTAGATCCGTCTGAAGGAGAAGATTCCATGACGAAATAAACAGCATCATCTAAAACAACCAAATCAGTAACTTTTTCAGACCCATTTGTAGATGCAATTTTTCTCTTAGCAGCAAACATACCTGTTGCATCTACAGATGCAATAAACGCATCTTGTGGATTTGGAGAGTTTGTATTAGTAAAACCACCAATAATATAGCGAGAATCTGAATATCTCTTGACAGTAGTAATATTATCAGATCTTGTAGCACCAGAAATACCAGCATATCCTTTCTGGAAATTTAAAGTAGCACTTAATCCATCAATTGCTTGTGTATATTTTGCTAATATAACATCAGGATTATATGCAGCAAGAAGGGCACTATTTGGTTTATTTTCACCAACTACCCAAATATTATCTCCATTAACATCGAGTTTTACAAACTCTGTATATGTCTGACCATCTTGACTTTCAAGAGTTTTCTCCCATTCTTTAACACCAAGTTCAGAGAACTTAGAAACAAACGCAACTTCATTACTATTATTATCAAGAGTTTTACCACAGAAGAAAATTTCTTTAGTATCATTAACAAATACGTCATTAATTTTTACATAATTTTGATTTTCAACTAAAGCAATATAATAATCTGCTTTTTTAAATACTTGAGGATGAGATAAGATAACACGAGGGTTTTTAGTGTATCCAGATCCAGCATTAACGATATTTACAGTTTCAATAGATCCAACAGAACTTACAACTGCTTGCAATTCTGCAGATTTACCATCACCATCAATAATAATTGTTGGTGGAATATCAACATCATATCCAGATCCAATTTGATCAATAACAAGTGTTTCAATACCTTTTAACTGTCTAACAACAAACTGCTTATTTGTGTTATCCATAATAGGTGTATAATCCACATAAACCGTATCTTGTACAGCAAGATTGTGAGGATTAGTGGTAGTTAATACACCATAGAACTTATCTTCAACTGCTTCAAAGGTATAAGAATTTACAGTCTCACCCTTAATTCTAGAAACTCTAGCAGACACACCAATTCCATCAGTATCAGTGTTATCAAATGTCAAAATGTCATTAACCTGATAACTTTGACCAGCGTCTTCAATGATAAACCCACTTACGGATGCATCTTCAAACTTGGTAGTAGTTTCAACTTCAATATCAACTTTAGAATCAAATCTTACTGCAGGAAAATAATCAAATAACTGTAATGGTGATTCTTCAAAAAGTTGATCTGGATCATCAGTTTCATCCTGAGTGATAACACCATCTCTATTTTCATCTTCAACTTCAAATAGAATAATATCACCACTTTCTGTAGTTAATGCATTTGTTGATGCATTAGGAGCACGTTCAACATCAATATCAACGTTTTCATATGGATCACGATATCTTACAACCCCAGTAGGAATATTTTGTTGAATAGCATCCTTATTCAAATTCCAAGAATCGACAATAGAATTAAAACTTGGACCAACAACATATGGGAATACTGCATTACCTGCTTCAGTGGTATCAATTGTAGTAAAGTAACAATATCTACCTAGTGGGAAATCAGGAGTTTTACAGAAACGACCATTATATTGATCTAAATCACCAAGACCAAATGCATATTCATAATCTTCAACAAATTTTCCTGCAACTTCTTCAGTAAGCAAAGGACCAGCAGTTCTAGAAGGATATGGGTTTGAAATTGCATCATACACCAAATTAGTCTTCAATCTGTATGAGGTATTCAAACGTGAAATACCAGAAGACTGATCAGTAGGATCAGCATAACCATAAGGACCGTAAATGGGATTACCGTCAAATGCCCAACCTATAATTGGTGAGTGCTCTAATTGAGTTTCTTGCTCTAATATAGCACCATTAATACTTTCAAAGAGATTATCACCAAGAATGTATCTTAATTTTTGAGGATTAGAAATATGGGCATATTCACCACCATATTGATTATTAAAACCAGCAAATACTGAACCTTTAGACTCATCAATAGTTGTAGTCTCTTGTAAATTATAAGTCCACTCAAAAATATTTGGACTGAATGTTGCTCCAGTACCTACAGATGTCAAATTAATAAGAGTTGTTCCTTGAACGTAATTTATACCTCTATTAAGGATTTCAATATTAGTAACCCTACCAGCATTTTCACCATCAGTATCGATAGTGGCACGAGCAACTGCACCGAAACCCTGACCTTGAATGGTTACTGATGGTGCTGTTGTATATCCAACACCTGCAGAAATAATAGCAATAGAAATAATTCTACCGTTACTAACGATAGCCTGAGCAACTGCACCAGTTCCAGAACTTAATGTAACAGATGGTTTAGAAGTATAAGAAGCACCACCATTAGTTACTGCAATAGATTGAATTGGACCTCTAACAGATGCAGTTGCAGTTGCACCATTACCGCCTCCACCAACAATAGTAATAGATGGTTGAGAGGTATATCCAGTACCACTAGTATTCATCAGAATACTTGAAACAACACCTTTGGTAACAATAGCAGTTGCGGCAGCACCAGATCCATTACCACCAACAATAGAGACAAGTGGGGAAGAAGTATATCCAGATCCACCGTTAGTAACAATAATTTCAGTAATAGAACCATTAACAGTTACTGCTGCTGCAGCACTTGT